ATTCAGATCGCCGGACATCACGTCGCCGGTCTTCAACACGAAGTTGCCAACGGGAACGGCGGTGCTTACCGCAGTGTCGACGTAACCCTTCGTGGCGTAGTGCAGCGGCGCTTGCGGATCGGCGTTCGCGGTCAAAAATCCAGTCATCGTATCGCCGGGGCGATTGACCTTGTTTTCGACCGCAGCGACAGCAGCTGACGCATTGAAGCCGGGAACGGCCGGCAGGAACTGCAGCTTGAGCGCAGTCGGCATCGTCAGCTTTAATCTCAACGTCGGATATGCGGTGAGGCTCATGCTGCGACTACTCCGTCAACGACCGGAAGCTGGCCGGCGAAGAGCTGATAGGTGATGCCGCTGGCCTGCCGCAGTGTGATGCCAATGTCGAGATCGCCGGGAGGGAACTGCGTCATCTCGGCGCGTGTGAACTTCACATCGAACACGCCGGGACTGACGATGGTGACGTGCCCATCCTGATTGGTGCCGGCCAGCGTCGGCGTTGAGTAGCCGCTGTTGCTGCCAGACACCGGGCGCAGCCCGACCGTGATCGTCGCGCCCGTGAGGTCGACAAAGTCGTTGGTTGCTGGGTCGACCAACTCGACCCTGAACAGCAGATCGGCGCGGTTGCTCGCAGCCGCGATGTGGCCAGTATAGAACGGCATTGCGGCCTCACAGTTTGATGTAGATGGTCATCACCATCGAGGGAGTGGCGGTCGCGAGCGGCGTTGGTGCGGCAGCTTGATTGGCGTCGGTGGTGCCGCTGAATGTGTGCCGGTGATCGACGGTGTTGGCCCCGGAAAATGCTCCCGCCATAGGTCCGGTCTGCCCACCAACCGCGTGATAGTGGTTTAGGCTGCCACCAACCGTTCCTGTTTGATCGACGAGCGTATCGATGTTTCCAGTGCTGCCGCTGCCTGCAAACCATCCCGCATTGTTGAGTGACCCCTGCGGGTGGCTCGTAACAACCACCCCAGAGTGCGTATGATCGAGGCTCACAGCCTGATCTGCAGCCGCATTAATTGGCCCGCTGGTGACGCCGCTAGGGACACCCTGCGCAGGCGAACCAAGAAAGTTGCCCCAAGCATGGGTGTGATCGACGGTGTTGCCATTGAAGACGGTGACCCTGCCGCTGGTGAAGTTGCCGACGCCGGGGGCCGGAGAGCCACCTGACGCCGTGATGGTGTGTGTGTGTCCAGCGATGTTCAACGCCACCAGCGCACGCTTCTCGTCGCCACCGACATGGCCGAGCGTTATCGCATCTGTCGTCGGCGTCACTCCGACAAGCCCCCAATAGGAGGCAGTCAATCTCGATGCCGCCCCCAACAACGCGCCCATGTCGTCCAAGCCGGCAATGGTGCGACCGCGCAGATCGGGAAGAACGATTTTTAGGTTGTTCCCGAAGTCGGTGAGGGCGTTGCCGGTCTTCACCGCGCCATCAGCCAACTTGATGCTTGGAAACGTATAGAGATATAGGTACAGCGCCTTTGCGCTCTCACCATTGCCATTTGGTTCGCTTGCACCAGCGTTGCCAATTGTGTTGCCGTTGCAGCGGACCCAGCCATTGATCGATTTGTCGTCGTATCGCGCCTTGATGTCGCCAGTGTCGAATTGTCTTGTCACGTCGCCAGTGCTGCCGCCGGTACTGCCGCCGGACGACGGCCCAATCACCAGCAGCTGATCCGCAGCAATGATGACGACGCCATTTTTGTCGGTGAGCCTGATCTTGATGAAGCCGTCGCTCACATAGAACATCGGCACCCGACCGCTCGCATCGAGCACAATCGGATTGGAATGTGCGATTGTCAGTGCGGTGTCTTGGTACGGTGTTTGCGGCGTCGATGTTCCTGCCGTGTAGAACGTCAGCAGACCGCCAGAAAGCGGCGCACCGTCCATGTCGAATTGCTGCGTGAGCGCCAGATTGATTGTGCCAGACATTTATTCCCCCAGATCGCGCAGCGTGGGTGAGCGCCCGGGAAGGGCGAACTGTTGCAATGGGCCGGCTGCAAGGCTGACTGCGCGCGGCGTCGACAGCAGCTTGTTCATCAGTGTTTGCTGGCCACGCTGAGAAAGTGCCACGCGACCGAGGAGGAGTGCGGCGAGCGCAGAGTTCATGGCACCCTTGCCGGTGCCGGATGCGGTGTCGGCGACCGGACTATCCTCGCTGCCTTTGAAGCCAAGCGCGCCGCCCATGACGCCGCCGGCCCCAGCAACCATGCTGGCACCGATCAGCTGTCGCCCGGTGCCGCTCTCGGGCAGCGGTTTCAGTACGGCGTTGCCGGCGCGCGCCAGCTCGGTCAGCTCGGGGCCGGCGTTGCGCGCATACTGATTTCCGCTGCGGCTGATGATCGCCTGACCAAGTGCGCGCGGATTAATAAATCCCTTGTTCCCCTCCTGCGCGGTCGTCGTCATCGCATCTTCGATGGTCTTCAGATTGCCGTAGCGGCGATTGAGGTCTTTCCATTCCGCTGCGAACGCAGGCGAGACATCGCGCTCCATCTGATCATCGAGCGCCTTGCGCATGCTGAAGTAGGCGTTGCTCTCTGGCGTCGCCGCCCTGCCCTGACCGAGCGCCTTCTCACCCAGCAAGCGCAGATCGGTGCGCAGCGCCTGATATTGCTCGCCGGGGATTGATCCTTGCTGCAGCCGCTTCTGCAGCTGCGCGAGCTGCTCGTTGACGTTGGGATCGCCGCCTACGGGTTGTCTGCGGGCATAAGTGCTCTGCACATCCCGAAGGTCGTTCGCAAGCTCATGCTTCGGATAAAGCACGGTGTTGTTGCGCGCCGTATCCAGCCGCGTCTTCAGCGCGCCCAACTCTTTGTTCAGCACCTCGGGCGTCGCCAACGTGCCTTCCGGCAAGTTCGGATTGGCCCGACGCAGCGCCGACGTCGTGAAGTCCATATGGGCGCGCTTGCCGAGGTCTTCGGCCTGACCCCCGACGCCGGGATAGTGCCGAAGCAAATCCTCAAAACCCTTCATCGCCCGATTGCCGCTGAGATCGCCGGCCGATAGCCGGACCCCCTCCTTGGTCAGCGTGTCGATTGCCGGCTGGGTGGTCCGCTGCGCAATGGTCTGGGTGGGGGTGTTGAAGGGGGAGATCAGCCCCCGCATGACGCCGCCCACTGCCGGCGCAGCGCCCCCAGCGACCGCACCCATTGCGCCGCCGGCTACCGGGCTCTCTCCCCTCATGTAGGCATCGGCAGCGCCTAGAGCGCCTCCGCTGGTCGCCCCTACCCCCATCCTAGTGAGGAGGTTCTCCCCCAGCTGGCCGAGGAACGGCAGTGCCTTGCCACCGAGCGCCATTGCCCCGTACTTGGTCGCCCCGATCCCGCCCGTTGCCGCCGTATTGGAGATCAGACCGCCGAGGGCGGCGTAGTCGGGATTGGCCGCGACCGCACGCCCGGTGAAGCCGGGATCGTAGCCCAGTGCCGTCTTGCCGGCCTGATAGCCGTGCTCCAGCAGCGGGCCGACGACCATCAGGTCTTTCACCGCCCCGGCGCGGGTTGCCTCCAGCTTTCCACGGTTGCCCGCGAGCTCGCCCTGCAGAACATCGAAGACGTCGCGCTTTTGACCAGTGGTGTCGACTATGCGCTGATCGGGACCGCTGGTTTCCAGATCGCGTGCGATCTCATCGAATGCGTCAGCCATCAGAACTCATCCGCTAATCTGGGATCGATCTGGCGCAGTGCGTCCTTGACCTTCGCGGGATCGGCCCCGTCCTTGATGAGCTGCTGCGCGCGCGCCCGGGCGACGTCGGATCGGCCGCGATAGCTTTCAGCCGTGGCCTTATCGAACTGGTAGGTCTTGTCTGGGTTAGATCGCTCGACCGCCGGTCGATCAGCGAGAAATCCCGGCGTCGATTTCCCCAATCCAGTTTCGCGACCGATGCCGGCGACCTGTCGGCCCTTCGCCTGCAATTGCCGCAGCGTCGCGAGATCGCCCTGCGGATTGGAGGTCGTGAATTCAGGGAAGATTTGGTTGTACATCTGCCGCTCGTAATTCGAGACAGCACCTTGCCCTTGGTTCATCGTGGATGTGATCTTCGCGCGCAGCGAGGCGAGCGTGCGCTCATAACCTTGCCGCAGCTGTTCCTCCGTTGAACTGAGCAACCGCTGCGGAAGACGCGCCGCCGTGGAACCGGAGACAAGACCAGTGCCGGTGTGCAATCCACCGAAGCGTTGGAACTTGATGAGCTGCTCCCACTGCTTCACGGCATCATCGAGCAGCGGCTGCAGATCGGCGGCGGCCTTCGCATCCTTGACCGCTTCCAGCTCGATCTTTGCTTTCTCTTGACCGAGCTGCGTCGCCTGCGCTTTGGGTTCTGTTTCTGCGAGCGCCTCTGCTTTCTTTCTCTCCTCTTCACGCAGGCGGAAACCTTCGGGCGACCAACCGGGAACGAGGTCGCGCAATTCTTGGAAGTATCTGCGTTGCTGTTGTTCCGTTGCGAACTTGAGCTTGGCTGGATCATCCCTGTAGGTGGCGAGGCCGCGCAGCTCCTCCTGCTTGCCGGGGGGCAGCGGTGCGATGCGTTCCTCGAAATCGGGAGGCAGACCAGTTGTCGCCGGCTGCGGCGGTCGTGCCGGCGCCTGCACCACTGGCACGTTCTGCGGCGGCTGTTGCGGCGGCGGCACGGGCGGGCCGGCTACCTGATACGGTGGCGCGTTCTCGGGATCGTTGGGATCGAACGCCGCGACGTTAGGCCCACCCGGTTCCGGCAATGCGCTCTGCGGACCCGGCGGCCTGCGCGGAATGATTGTCGGTCCCTGCTCCACGGGTTTGAAAATGCCCGATGGATTTTGGGGATCGGGCGGCGCGAGCCAGCCGGGACCGCGCGGGTCATCAGGAGCAAAGGTCCACTGCTTTCGCGCAGCTGCAGTCTCTGCTGCTTTCGCCAGCGTGGCAGCATTGGCCTCCGATGCCCGCTGATGCCGCATGTCCTCGGCGAGCTTCAGCATGGCGAGCGGATTGCGTCCCGCGAGAACACTCGCGCTGACGAACTTGTTCATGTCGAGCTTGCCGTCTGGACCGAGCGATTGCTTGCCGATCTCCTGCAGCTGCTGTCGGTCGCGATATTCGGCAAAGCTGTCGCCGATGCTGGCAAGGTTCGTCCATGTGCTGTCGGGAGCGCGCGACAAGCCTCCCGGTATCGGCGGCGGAATGTCGAGCGGATTAACGCGGATCGGATTGATAGCCATTTCTCACCTATGCCTTTGGCTGGCCCCATGCGCCGCCAGCACCGAAGCCGCCGCTGGCGACCTTGCCAGCCGCACCAAGCGCCGCACCGATTGCTCCCCAAGTGTTGGAGGCGTCGGCAGCACCCTGCGCCGCAATCGAGTTGTTCCCCGCCGCGTTGCCGGCGACGATGTCCTTGAGCGACTGCCCTTGGCCGGTCGTGTAGTTGCCAAGCACGTTGGCAATGTCGGAGCCGAAGCCGCTCTCGAGTGCAGCTTGCTGCGTGGCGTTCTGCTGATTGGCCGCACCGATTGCGCCGTAGCCCTGATTGTAAATGTCGGCGAGCGTCTTGTTTGCACCAGCGACGCCGGTTGCAGCTTGACCCGTGGCCGACAGCTGCAGCGGTGCGAACTGTGCGAGGCGATCTTGGTAAGCGCCGTAGTTCTTGTTGACGATGCCGAGCGCATCGCGGGCAATGCCCTGCGCAGTGCTGCCTCCACCGACAGACCCGGTACGCGAGGCGGCGTTCATGGCCGCACGTTGTGCCTCATCGAGCTGATATTGCTGCCCGGGATCGGCGACGTATCCCGCTTGCGCAGCTCGCGCCGCATCCGGCCCGTTGAGGCCGAGCGTGTCGTAGTATCGATTGACCGCCCCGCCGTAGTTCTTGCCTAGATCGCTCAATGGATTGAAAGCCGCGACGCCGGCATTGCCGGCCGCGAGCGATCCCGTCAGTCCTTGGTATAGCGGATTGAGCGTGTCGGTCAGCCCTTGGCCGAGCTTACCGAGAGCGGCGGTCTTTGCGCCGGTCAGCGCGTTGGTCGCATCTTCTTTGTAGCCCTTGAACAGATTGCTGGTGTCGACGCCATACCCTGCATAGAGCGCCGCATTCTTCGCCGCAGCTTCTTCGGCTTCGTCTTTGCCAGACAGGAAATCGAACATCACGTCACCCTTATCTTGACCGCACTAGCCGTGCGGTAAAAGCCGTTGATCGGCACGCCACCCGCCGCAGCTGCGGCGTCGCTAGCGAAGTCCTTCAGCGGTTGCCCGCCGGCCAGAACGGAAAAGAAGTCCCACCAGTACTCGTTGACAATGCCGGTCTGCACGTCGACCAGCGGAACACTGGGCGGCGGAATACGATTGATCTGTGTTGCCATTAGCCGATGTCCGACACCTTCGGGCTGCGCGCCTGATACGCCGCCATGAACCCGACATAGACCGGATCGGAAATCTGCAGTCGCCAGCGCCGCGCGTTCCAACTCGACCGCCCGGTGCAAGCGATCAGCGATACGAGCTGCCGCGTCTGTGCCTGCTTGCCGAGCTTGCGGATGATCGGTGCGGAATAGTTCTGGCCGCCATCGTCGCTCCAACTGATCTCGACCACCGGATCGGTTTCAATCGGTTCAACCGATGCCAGATCGGTCAGCGTGCCGCCGCCTGTGTAAGTGCTGCCAACAGGAAAGGTCGACCCCTGCAGATCGATATGCGTCTGATCGAGAAGGAAACCGGGAGGATCAGTAGGGCCGGGGGGAATGTAAGTATGCAGGAAGACCGAGCCGTCCAGATCGATCTGCGTGCCATCAACGACGGTGTAGGTCCAAGTGGCGTTGGCCTCTATCGTGCCCTTAACATTCGTGACCCGGCATGTGCCTCCGGTGTGCATGATGCCGGTGTTGTCGAGCGTTAGGCGAATGCGTCCCGCTGTGTTGGCGACCGCGCCGGTCACGGTATGACCGAAGTCCACCACATCCGCCGCCCAAGTTCCGTTTACTCCCGCCATTCCGCTGACGCCGGACACGACGACGGCATCCCCATCCGTTACGAGATTTGCATTATCGACTGTTAGAGAAACGCGATTGGCTGTTCCGGTGGGCGTGGAAAACGCTGCCCCTCCGTGAATGTCCCGTATGATTTGGGCGTGTGACCCGGTGCCCATGCCGACGCCGGTAACGAACTCGCAGTCGAAGCGACCGACGCGCGCACCTACCGGGAAATTTTCCACGGCTCCACTATCGAGCTGCCAGCGGAACGGTAGCCCAACCTCGGTCGCTGCTTGGTTGGTGATCTCCTGCACGTTGTTGCTGAGTAAGTCGCCGCACAGCCACTTGTTGAATGCAAACACGCTGCCGGTAATGCGTGATCGCGCCTGCAGATAGCTTTTGCGTTCGGCCCACTTGTTGGTGTTCAAGTCGAACACCCAACTCCACGTCGGCGCGGACAGCAGGATGAAGGCGTGGCCGCGCGAGATGAAGCAGGACATCTCCAATGATGGCTTCAGCCCGCTGACTGCCGGCTCCCGTTCGATCAGCCCATCGAGATCGGGCGGCGATATCTTTTCCGGCAGATAGCCGTTGAGCCGCACGACGGTGTTGTCGTCGGCAACCCACACCAGCGCGCGCGAGAAGTTATCCTCAAAGCCGCTGACGCAGTACGGGCCGGCGATGCCGCGCGGGATCACAACACTGCGCGCGAACGGGAACGGTGTAGTTCCTGCGTTCGCCCAAACTTCAGTGGTCGACGGGCCAAACAGGAACAGCTGCCCTGCCCAAGGCACTCCGCGGACCAGACCGTCCGGTTTGTTTTCGGCGGTGCCAAACGACAACGCCGGAATGAAATTGGAATTGCTGTCGCTCGCCCACACCTTGCCGTCGCTGATCGTGTAGACGAAGAACCCGTCCATTGCGCAGACAGAATTGGGCGCAGCCATATCGCTAGGACGAGTGAGCGTAGTGTTGATGGCAGTGCCGTTGATGCCGATCATGTTGCCGTCAGGATCAACGAACACGATGTCCGGCCCGATGCCTTGCAGCACCCACTTGCCCGCCGCCAGATCGGTCGCGAATGTTGCACCGCTGGTATGATTGACTGTGCACAGATACTGCGAGCCACCGTTGCTCACCATGTTGCCGGCCGAGTAAGCCGTCGCAGTAATCCAAGCCGGCGGCCCCGGTGTTGAGCTTCTGTTGTTGCGCGCGAAGAAACCCTTCAGCGTTCCGGGGAAAGCGCCAACATCAGTTGCCGCACCACCCGGTTCGGCAAACGTCACCAGACGATTGTTCCAAGCCGTGTAGAGCGTCGCCAGAACTTGGATGCCGCCGCGAAAGCCGGTGCGAACAGTGGTGCCGAAGTTTCTCAATCCCGGTGCTCGCCGGTAGATCACAGTCGACGGCGCAGCTTGACCGAGCGGCTCGATGTACGAATTGATGACGCGCCCGCCACTCTCCTGAAAGTGTCCCGGCGTTCCCGGCATCGTGGTGTCGGGGAACGGCACCTGTATTGTTCCGAGCGGCATCAGGTTCCCCGCGTGAAGTTGCCAACCAGCGCCCGGTGCGTGCCACCGCGCAGCTGCGCATCGGTGCGCAGCGTCTGCCGGGTCGAAGCCGGCCGGCCGATGATCCGCATCGTGCTCTCGGCCTGATCGGACAGGATTTTGAGCTGCGGGCTGTCGCCCAGATTGAACGCACCAGCGCACGCCCAAGCGATGTAGTCGGAGAGCGGATTGACGAGCGGGTCTTCAATCGCACCGCCGCTCGGCGGATTGTCGACGCCGGCATCGGCCACATAGACGATGCCGAGCGCAGCGAGGGTGG